CGCCGCCCCGAAAACGGCAAGCTGCATTTGAAGCCTGAATACCCGCCTATCACACCGGGAAGTCGGAACCTCAGCCTGACTTCTCTGGCGGGTCAGCTCCATAACCAAGGATACACCAAAGCAGAGATTTACAAAGAGCTGTTGTACGCCAATCAACAGGCTTGCAAGCCGCCGCTCCCTCAGTCCGAGGTCGAGTTGATTGTTAACAGCGTGACCAGATACAGGAGGTAATTATGAAACTTTATCAGCGTGGCGATGTTGTTATCATTGATGTTCCCATGCTTGCCAACAGTCATATTCAGGCCGGTAAGCGTCCGTGGGTGGTTGTGCAAAACAATGTCGGCAATCAGTTTTCTTCCACCAGCATTGTCGTTCCCCTGACCACTAAAATCAAGCGGCTGGAATTGCCAACCCATGTGGCTGTCACTTGGGGTTCTTTACAGCCGAGCATGGTTGAGTGTGAACAGGTGCGTGTCGTAGATGTGTCCGATGACTGGGAGTACATCTGTACTCTGCCCCCTGAGATTATGCGTCATGTGGACACCGCTTTGAAGAACGCTTTCTTCTATGGGGGGGTGTAGACAGTGGAGAGTGAGAAGAAAATCTGTCCGTTATCAATGAGTTGCCCCGAAGATATTCCCCTCTGTCCCTGCCAGAAACAGCGCTGTGCATGGTGGGACGAAGACTCTCAGGACTGCGCCGCTGTGGTGCTGGCGAGAGCGATGAAGAAAAGGAAGTGAACTCATGCTTTACAATTTCAACGGAACCCTTCTCAATGTCGCAGACATTGTGACTGTCTCAACCAGTAAAGGCCAACGAGCGGAATACCCCTTTGTTCTCACGGTTGCCATGAGAAACGGTCAGCAGTTTGCGGTCAGCTACCACAACGAAATCGACCGCATACGGGAAGTCAATGAGATCGCACGAGCCTTTGACCGCTCTGTGGTCAACCCCGTTACCCGCTACGAGGTTGAGTCCATCGTGGAGAAGTACATTAAGAAAGTCAGAGCCGACCTTCAACCCCTGAAAAAGTTCGCAAAGGAGAGTGCTGAAAATGGCTGATGAAATCACAACCGTCCCCGAAGAACAGGCTCTTTTCCAGCTCTCCAACGGTCGCTACATCATGGACGAAGCTCAGTCCCGTGTGATGTTTCAGATTAAGGAAGCACAGCCTGAGCATAGCCATCCAATCAGCGGTACGGGGTATTCGTGGGACGAGTCCGGCATGGCGGAGCTGTTTTCCGAGTGCTACAAGAATGATACCCGCTACTGCCCCGAAGCGAAAAGCTGGTTCACCTACTCCGAGGGAGCATGGCGTAAGGACACGGGTTCTCTGCTGGTAGCGGAGAAAATCAAAGAGTTCTGCCGCCTGATGGCTCTCTACTGCGGCGAGATTGCCAATGAAGAACGCCGCACCGAGTACATGAAGTTCATCGTGAAGATGGGCGACCGGCGCTTCCGTGACCGGCTGATGAAGGACGCTGCCAGTGTGCTTCCTATCGCTTCGGCGGAGTTTGACGCAAACCCGTACCTTATCAACTGCAAGAACGGAACTTTCGACCTCGAAAAGATGGAGTTCCGGGAGCATGATTGGAAAGACTTCCTGACCATGCAGACCAACTTCAACTACACCTTGCAGGACGCACGGTGTCGCCGCTGGGAGAAGTTCGTTGCAGAGGTCACTTGTAATGACGAAGACAAGGCTGACTATCTTCAAAAGGCGCTGGGGTACTCCATGCTGGGTATGGCGAACGAGGAATGTATGTTCATTCTCCATGGCAAGACCACTCGCAACGGTAAGTCCACCATGCTCTCGGCAATTCACCACCTTCTCGGTGACTATGCTTCTGTGTCCCCCGTGTCGATCATCTGCAAGGCAGAACGCTCGAAGAACGCCGAAGCAGCGAACCCCATGCTGGCTTCCCTTAAAGGCAAACGGTTCGTCACGATGGCTGAGAGTAATCAGTATGGCAAGCTGGACGAGGAAACAATCAAGCAGCTCACGGGCGGCGAGGAAATCAAGGCTCGGAACCTCTATGAGACTGCTACAACCTTCCTGCCGCAGTTTACCCTTTGGCTTTCCTGTAACGATCTTCCCACCGTCAGCGATAAGTCCCTGTTCGCTTCCGACCGTGTACGGGTCATTGAGTTTAACCGCCACTTCACCGAAGCGGAGCAGGACAAGAACCTGAAAAATGAGTTCCAGACACAGGAAGCTATGCAGGGCATTTTCGCTTGGCTGGTCGCCGGATATTTCAAGTACAAGCGTTTCGGTCTGAAAATGTCCCCCGCCATGCGGAAGGTAGTCAACCAGTACGAGCGTGACAACGATCTGTGCTTGCAGTTCCTCGAAGAACGCTGTGAGCAAGCTGAGGGGGTCAACACCCGCTCGAAGTCTCTGTTTGACGCATACAAGATTTGGTGCAAGTCCAACGGGTACTTTGCCTGTTCTGCCAAGCGGTTCAATGCCGACATGGAAACGCACCCTGAGTGGCACGGCGGCAAGGTCGTGTATCAGGGCTACCCCGTCTACAAGAACCTCAGACTGAAAGGAGCGTCCTAATGAACCGTTCATGCAATTCTATCCTCTGCCGCTTCGGTATCCACACAGCAGACCCGTATGTTCATATTCAGGTCAAGTGTCGTAATGGTTCTCACCGCTGGCAGAGCAATTATGAAATCTGTAAGCGGTGCGGCAAACGCCTGAGAAAAATCCGCATTGTAAAGGAGCGTCCGTGATGAAGTGGAAAAGGATTAAGTGTTTCCTGACTGGCGGACACCACCTGTACGATAAGAACCTTCAAACCATTCATAACACAAATGGGTATCACTTCATTAACTACTGCGTGAAGTGCGGTAAGGTGTTCGCTGCGTTCATGGCGGAAGCTGAATTGAATGGCCTGATCGACCGAGACATTGAGCAGTTCAGAAAGGAGAGATTGCATGATTGCCACCAATGAAGAACTCGCCCTGCTGGAAAAGTGGAAGCGAAAACTCTGCTTGCAGGAGTGGCGGATAAAGCTGTTGACCCACCTCCACCCGGAAGAAATGATGGTGCGTAATACCGCAGGCTGTACCGAGTGGTCAGAAGCAATTAAGACCGCTCGTATTGAGATCATCAACCCTGCCTGCTACGGCGACCGCATTGTGCCGTTCAATTTTGAAAAGACGCTGGTGCATGAGCTGCTACACCTGAAATTCTCCTTCTGGTGTCAGAACGAAGATGATGTTGGCGATAGAGTCATGCACCAGATGATTGACGATCTCGCAAGAGCTTTGACGGAAGGGGACAGCGATGATGAAGCCTGAATACTGCCCCGACTATGTAGGCGTTGCCTGCGTTGATGGCACTTGCCCTGTTGCCAACTGTGAAGAATACACTGAGCGGTGTATGCCTGTCATTTCCTGTTGCTGGGACTGCTTCTATTATAAGGGCTGTGAAGACTGTGCAATCTCTGACGATTGCGACCGAATGGAGGATAAACATGAGTAAAAAGTGTGTATGTGGCAATGAAATGACTCGTGAAGACTGGAAGCACGAGTGGGTTTGTCATCGTTGTGGACGAAAGCGGCCTATTCCACTACCCCCGATGTTCACCGTCTTCATGTGCCGTAAATGTGAACACCTTCTGTATGTCGAGGAAGACGAGGACTTTCCTCAGAAGCTCGGAAAAATCGCCGCAAAATCCTGCCCCTGTTGCGGCGAACAGGAAGAAGGTCTGTGGAGACTTCTCGGCAGAGCGGAAGGGTTCGAGGGAACCGTGTTCACGGAGGAAAGCGATGAAGACTGAGAAAAAGAACCTCCGCCGTATTTCCATCGTAGTCACGGCACAGACCAAGGGCAACCTTGAACGGCTGGCGGCGGTCTGCGGCTACTCTGAGATCGGTCGAGTGGTTGACAAGCTCACCCGTGAGAAGATGATTTCCTTCCATGACTTTGAAAGAAAGGAGAAGCACCATGAATGATGTAATGGAGCAAATCAAAACGCTTTCTGCCACCTTGGACGAGGAAACCACCCGCTTTCACCCTACCGGCAGACTGCTGTTGCTGGGTTCCTACGAGAGCGTATTTCTGAAAGCGGTCAAGCGCAAGGCTGACCTGTTAGGCATTGACTGTGACCTCACTCAGTACCCATGCCCTCCGTACAAGGCCGTGGTGGTAGACAGAGAAACCGTCCCGTCTGACATTAAGCTCACCGCCGAGGTTGACATTGACCACTCCTACTCACAGGGAATGTCATCGGTGTCTCAGGCGACTTTGGCGCTCCTGCTGGCATTGGACTTGGTTCATGCTAAGGACATTACCATTGTAGGCCGGGGTCACGCCGTTCAGAACTTGGCAAAGTACCTCACCCTCGGTAACGCAACTGTGACGGTGGCGCACTCCAAAACCAAGAGTCTTTTGCAGGCCACAATGAACCGTGATGTGGTGATTTACGCCACACCGACTATCACGAAGGACATTTCCTACAACACCCGTGATTTGGTCATTGACCTCGGCAACAGTGTTCCGCACCCTGACCGCTTCAACTGCCCTTATGTGAACAGGATTGGTCAGCTCACCGTGAGCGTGTTGCTCAACCGCTTTGCGAGAAAGGAGCATAGAGCATGAGTGACATTCTGACAATTATCGCCGCCGTTGAATGGATTGTTGTAGGCTGTCTATTCTTATGGCGACTGCGCCACTGGAACCGCCGCTTTTCGGAACTTTATGACGAGCTGCGAAAGGAGATTGGTAATGACTAATCTGGAAGCGGTAATCGTGATAGCTATGGTGAAAAACAATTTGAATGTTACCGCCGTAGCTAATACCCTGCCCATGCAGCGTAATACTGTTCTTTATCACTTGGATAAAATCGAGCGAGAAACAAAATTAAATCCTCGACACATTCATGATCTAATTGATCTTTTGGAAATTGCCTTGGAGGTGTTATAGAGTGGGTCTTGATATTGTGGTCATGGAACGCAAAGATGTCCGCTGCCCTCATTGTGGCGAGGTCATCACCACGGTAGATGTTGCCAGCACCGACAGCGGCGGTAGTCTTTGGTACGACCTTCTGGAAAAGCTCGGCTACTATGTTCCTTATGAAAAGCGTACCGAGAAGAATGATTGGTACGGCAAGGACATGGTTCTTGACAACGAGCAGGCAAAGCAGCTTGTCGATTATGCCGTTAAGAAAGAGGTCTACAACTGGGACGGTGTGGAAAGTGCTGTGGTGGAAGCACTCGCCCACGGAAACAAAGTGGTCATCAACGCCGACTGGTAGTTAGGTGACAAAGGTGAGTGTTTTTGCAAAGACTTTTTTCAAATTGGCGTGTTTTGAAAAATTGTTTTTCGTATTTTAGGTGAGTTAGGTGAGTAATCAGGCATAAATGCCTATAACTCTCTCTTATACGCGCGTATATAGAAATAGTTATAGGGAAATGCACCCGATTACTCACCTTTATCACCTTGGCGACTTTGAAAGGAGAATACGACTATGGCAGATGAAATTGTAGAAAAGCGTGGTCGGGGCAGACCGAAGGGTACTGGCGGCAATAAGCGGCCTGACAGAACTGACGCTCTGAGCGTTCATATGGAGCCGGGTGAAAATCGGAAATATATTACCCACTCGCTGAGAATGTGGGATTGGGAGACACCCGACATGAAGGAGCCTGCACAGGTTAAGGAACGCATTGGTCAGTATCTTGAAATCTGTGCTGAGGACGATATGAAGCCAAGCGTTGCAGGAATGGCATTGGCTTTCGGAGTACACAGGAAAACATTATGGGCATGGGCTAATGGTATCGACAGCGACTATTTACCCCCAGCAAGCCGTGACCTTATAAAAAAAGCGTATCAATTTTTGAACGCACAAATGGAAGATTACGCACAGAATGGAAAGGTCAATCCCGTCACGGCAATCTTCCTGATGAAGAACCATTTCGGCTATGCGGACAAACAGGAGGTCGTGTTGACACCCAACCAGCAACTCGGAGATCAGGTTCCCGCCGAGGACTTGGAGAAGAAGTACCTCGAAGATGTGGCGGGTGCGTCCAGCAACTATGACTCGGAGGACTGAGCGACTTTCACGACTTTTGCGACTATGGCTTACGACTATGCCGAGCGACTTTGCGACTTTCGCCCGAACGACTTTGCGACTTTCCAGCGAGGGGCTGCGACTTTGACAGAGCTGCCGATCTCCCCACGGGGTCGGCGGCTTTTTCTTTCCCCGGCTGATCGGCGGCGGATTCCACCGGGGCGGCGTGGGCGCTGCCGGGGTTCCGGCCTGATCTGAAAACGGAAACATTTTTTCAGCCCTTTATATTGTATAGCTGCCGTATTTGCGAAAAATCTTGATTTTCTTTTATATTTACGCTTGACAAGTAAATGCAAATGTGCTATCTTATATTTACCGAAAGGCAGTAAATGCAAATTAAATTTTGAAAGGGGCTTATATTATGAAAAAGATTTTTGATTTACCCGTTTGCGGTTCTGATAGGGCAAAGAGTTTTTACGGAAAGGCGAAAATCATTGAAACGGAAAACGGCGAAAAAGTTTTACAGTCCTATAATACTTTTGTTTGTCGTATCACGGCGGCGGGGCGGTTCGTTCGTATGTGGGGCGGTTATTCTGCTACTACAATGCGCCATGTAAATAGTTTTCTTTCTTTCTATGATATGAACGGCGGCGGGAAATCGTGGTGGGATATGCAGCCGGTAGAAACGGAAAAGCCGAAAGCGGCGGATATGACCCCCGCCGAAAGTTTGAAAGCCATGTATAAACGCCGTGCAGCTAACAGCGTGAATTATTGAAAGGGGTGTATCACATGAAATTCAAGACAACACAAAAGGCAGTAAAGGCCGGTTATCCCACAATTATTTGCGTTTCCTATTGTAGTTTACAGTATCTTTTGAATTATGAAAGCCCGGTTGCCTATACACAACGCCGGGAAGGGTGGGCGGCTGATATTTACGATATGGGCGGCGGGGTTGCCATTGTAACCGGGTATGCCCCTTTCGGAAATATCCGCCCCACTTATGAACAGTTGAAAGCCGTGGAAGAACAGGCCGAAAAAATCCGCTATGATTATAGCCTTTCCTATGAACAGCAGCGGGAAAGCCTGAAAAGCCTTGCAAGGGATTTTATAAAGGGGGTTTGCAATCATGAATAAACGTGAATATTGCGAAAGCCGGGAAAGCATTGCATATTATAGCGGCTTGAATGGCCTTGAAATCAAAGGTATTGAGTACGGTATTAACGATTATATTTACTGTGTTTCCGGCGCATGGGGCGGCGGTAAAGCGTTCCACCGGTGCAAGATACAGTATACCCGGAGCGGGGCGGCATTTTTCCGGGTGCATGGGTATAAAATTCCGCTTGATGAATGTATTAGAATGGGGGTTTAATTATGAATTACATTTTTAAAACAACGGCAACAATGAAAGAATACAACAATAAAAAGTGGTACATTGACGGCGGTATTGTTTCGGATATGCGTATAGATGCGGATAGCGTGGAAAATGCGCTTGAAATTTACCGGGAACGGGTGAAAGAAAAGCACTGCATTACCATTTCCAAAAATGCTATTAAAAACAAGTCGGAAATGTTCGTTGATCTATCAAACGGGGGCGTAAAACAAGTTGGCTATGTTATCACGGGCAAAACAGAGTTTGACAAGGGCGATTATACCGGATACAGCACACAATATATTGATCTATGGATAACAATTCTAACCGTTGTTGATACGGTATTTTAACGGGGGTGTAAAGCATGGTATACGCAAGGAAAAAGCACGGCGGCGCAAGCTGCTATCTTGTATCCCCCGATACGGTGCAAGCGTTTATACGTTATGAAACATGGGCGCAAAGGGTTGCAAATTGCTTTTGTAATATCACGGTAAAGCCCTATAAAGGCCGGAAATACAATCCCGCTTTTGTTTGGGTGTGCGTGGGTTGAAAGGCGGTGAAAGCGTGTATTTAATTCTTTTGTTGCTTTTGTTGCTTTTGTTGCCGGTGCAAATCCTGATTGAAATATTGAAATTGAATAATTGAACACCGCCCCGGTGCTATTCCGGGGCGGTTATTTTTTGCGCTTTCCGGCCTGATTTAGGCGGCGTGAATAGGTGACGGGGGCGGGGGATATGCCAGCGGCAGCGAGGGCGGGGGTGAGCTGAAAAATATCCGCAAAAAATAAAAAGGCTTATTTACACTTACCTATTGACAATTACATTTACTTATGCTATCTTATATGCAAGAGGTGATCTTATGATGACATTCAAAAACGCAATCGGCTATATCCGAGTCTCCACCGAGAGACAGGCCGATGATGACAAATACGGTATCGAGGTTCAGAAGCAGGCCATTCTTCTCTACGCCAACGACAACGGCTATAACATCGTAGACTGGAAGGTCGATGAAATCAGTGGTGCGAAAGATGACCGTCCCGGTCTGAACGAAATCCTTTATGGGGACGATGTAAGCAATCCTCCCTATGAAGCGGTGATCGTATTCAAGAATGACCGTGTGGCTCGTGATACCAAGCTGTACTTCTACTACCTGTATGTGCTGGAAAAGAAGAACATCAAACTTCTGAGTACGCAGGAGAGCTTCACAGAGGGTAGCGAGTTTGCCAACATCTACCGTGCGCTGCTTCAATTCGTGGCAGAGCAGGAGAGAAAGAACATCGCTCTGCGAACCGGCAAGGGTCGTTCCATCAAGGCTTCCTGCGGCGGGTACAGCGGTGGTCGCCGTCCCTACGGCTACAAGGTAGTTGATGGTGTTCTCACCATTGACGAGCAGGAAGCTCCTATCGTGAAGTTCATCTTCGAGAAGCACGAGGACGGCGTTTCCATGCTGGGTATCACGGAGCTGCTGGAAAAGGCGGGATACCAGACTCGTTCCGGCAAGCGGTTTCAGGTGTCCACCATCAAGAGTATTCTCGGCAACCGCCCTCTGTACGAGGGTATGTATAAATACGGCGACATGAATTGGGTCAAGGGTGTTCATGAGCCGATTTTGAAGGGAGCGGGTGAAAAATGAAAAAGGTGGCATGGCTGATAGGGCTGGCAGTTATCGTAGTCTTCTTTCTGGTCGGGTGTTCTAAGCAGGACTCGGCTGAACCTGTTGCATGGGACTCGGCTCTTTCCGAAGCCGGGTTCACCGATGATGAGATCGCAAGCTATCGGGAAGTGTTTGACACCATTGGCGTGACTGATTTCCACGATGTTTCTATCGTAGATAATGACCCGATGACCGTGATTTGTGGTAAAATCTATGACAGCGAGGATTTACAGCTCAATGTGACGCTGGAAAATCGCCAGATCATCTATGTAGAGCTGGCTGGTATCCCTGACACCAAGACCCAAGCCTATTTTAACTGGCGTGGCAAAGTGAAATGGAAGACAGTGAACACGAAAAAAGCAGTTGAGCTATATTCTGACACCGAGGGCGGCTATTTAGGGGTTCTGAATTGGGACAATAAGACGATTTCGGAGTATGAGGGCTGATACCATGAGATTTTTTCTCAATATCATCGGATATTTCCTGATAATCAGCTCTATTTTGCTGGTTTTGGCGTTTGTGATACCGAAAATTCTATAATCGGCTTCTGCAAGGGCAGGAGTGACAGCCATAACGGGCTATCTGTGTAGAAATACACGGGTAGCTCGTTTTTTTTGTTGGAAAGGAAATGCACATGAATTATGAAAAACTCTCCGGCTCTATCCGAGCCGTGATCGACCGCCGACCGGGAGATGTCGGGGCGTACAGCGACCTTTTTTCTCTGTGCCGGGAATGGGAAACCGAGGATTTCTCGGCGGCACATGAGGTAAACAAGGAGCTGCTGGCACTCTCCGCCGATCAGGTAGTCCGTGGCGGCGGGGCGAAGTTCTATGAACAGTGGCGGCGGTGTCTTCTCTTTGAAGCGCCCCATGATTTTGACTCCTTCATGACCTACATCGAACTCGACCGCAAGCCGGAAAAGCGGTTTTATGCGCCCCGCAAGCACTATCTCAGACCGATGGTACAGGGGTTTCAAGATGTTCTGGACGGGAAGTTGCGTCTTTTGACGATCTCCATGCCGAAACGAGCGGGTAAGTCACAAACAGGCATCAATTTTGTGAATATGCTCTCCGGGAAGTTCCCTGACCGCTCGACCCTGATGGAAGGGACGGGCGATGACCTTGTAAAGAGCTTCTACAATGGTTGTCTGGAATACCTGACAGTCCCTAACGAGTATCTGTTTTACGATGTATTCCCGGACGCACGGCTGGTACAGACCAATGCCGACACGAAGACGGTGAACCTGAAAAGCAAGTCCCGTTTTCCCACCATCATGTGTCGTTCCATTGACGCTCGACAGGTTGGCTTGTCCGAGGCCACCAATGTCCTCTACCTTGATGACTGCGTAGAGGGTCGTGAGGAAGCGAAGAACCGCCAGCGGCTTGATGACAAGTGGGAAGTGATCTCCGGCGATATTATGGGTCGTGCCATTGAAGGTACACCGATGGTTTTCACCGGCACTCGCTATTCCCTGTATGACCCTATCGGTCGTGTGCAGGAACACGCTCAGCGGGAGGGCTGGGCTTGGAGAGCGATTGAGATACCCGCCCTCGATCTCGTGACGGACGAGAGCAATTATGAGTACGAGCGGGAGGGCAAGAAGGTCTTTACCACCGCCTACTTCCGGGAGCAGCGGGAGCTTCTGAGTGCGGAGCAGTTTGAGAGCGAGTTCCAGCAGCAGCCCTTTGAAGCGAAGGGTCTGCTGTTCAATAAGGACGAGCTGAACTACTTCTTCGAGTTGCCGAAAGACCGTGACCCGGACACCATCATCGCCGTTGGCGACACGGCGGAAAGCGGCTCGGACTCGACCTCTATGCCGGTGGCGATGATATACGGCAGCGATGTGTATATCGTTGATGTAGTCTTTGATGACTCCCCCGCTGAGGTGACGAAGCCGGAATGTGCCAAGTGCCTGATCGACAACAGGGTCGCTTCTGCTGTTTTTGAGTCCAACAACGCCGGTCAGTATTATGCCAGAGATGTTGACCAGATCATTCGAGATCGAGGGTACTCCGTTGGTATCCGCACGAAGCGCACGATCTCCAACAAGCAGACCCGTATCGAGTTCGCTTCCGATAACATCAAGAAGAACTTCTACTTCAAGCACCCCTCCACCTACAAGCGGGGCAGTCAGTATTGGAACTTCATGAAGGAAGTGACCACCTACACCCGCTCTGGCAAGGTTCCGCACGATGATGCTCCTGACTCCCTCTCCCTATTGGAAAACGAAATCCGTATGCTGTCCGGGGGTAAGGTTGAAGTTTTCAAACGGCCTATTTGAGTTCTTTACTTTCACTGTGGCGAATGGTATGATAAAAGGTTAGTATTGACAACCATTGGAGAGTTTGATACAATGATAAGAGAGAAAATAGGTAGAGGGGAGGTATTCTGTCTTGGGCTGTTTCGGTCGTAAGAAAATCTTTACCGATGTGACGGAGATCACACGGGACAATGTTCTGAACGTGCTGAGAAAGGCACTTATCACACATTGGTCGAACAAAGCGGATATGGAATATCTCTATGCCTACTACAAAGGCAGGCAACCGATTTTGAACCGTAAAAAGGAAGTCCGCCCTGAGATTCAAAACAATGTGGTCGAGAACCGTGCCAATGAGATCGTGTCCTTCAAGGTCGGCTATCTGATGGGGGAACCCATTCAGTATGTCAGCCGAAGCGATGATAAGATGGTTGCCGACAAGATCACCACTCTGAACGGCTACTGTCTTTCCGAGGATAAGGCCGCAAAGGATAAGGAACTGGCAGATTGGTTTCACATCTGCGGCACGGCATACCGCATGGTGCTTCCCGACAGCGTGTTTGAGAAGGAAAGCGATGAAGCTCCCTTCGAGATTTACACCCTCGACCCTCGGTTTGCTTTCGTGGTGTATGCCAATTCCATCGGTGAACCGCCCGTAATGGGTGTGAAGTACATTCAGCGGTCGGACGGTGTAGTGGTTTACAGCATTTATACGAAAGACCGCTATTTCGAGGTTGAAAACCAGAGTATGATCGTCCGGGAAGAAGCTCAGTCGCTCGGTATTCCCATTATCGAATACCCGGCGAACAACGCTCGGTTGGGAGCTTTTGAGATCGTCCTTCCCCTGTTGGACGCTATCAATACGGTGGACAGCAACCGTCTTGACGGTGTAGAACAGTTTGTTCAGGCGCTCATGCTGTTTCACAATGTTGACATTTCCGGTGATGATTTCTCCAAGCTGCGGGACGAGGGTGCGATCAAGTACAAGGACATTGACCCGCAGTATAAAGCGGAGATCAAGTATCTGACCTCCGAACTGAACCAGAGCCAGACACAAACACTGGTCGATCACCTCTATAACACGGTGCTGACGATCTGCGGTATGCCAAACCGCAACGGTGGTTCTTCCACCAGCGATACCGGCTCTGCGGTCATCATGCGTGATGGTTGGTCGGCGGCGGAAGCCAGAGCCAAGGACTCCGAGCTGATGTTCAAGCTCTCCGAAAAAGAGTTCTTGAAGCTGGTTCTGCATATCTGTTCCGATCTGAGTGATCTGGAATTGAAGCTGTCGAACGTGGAGGTTCGTTTTACTCGGCGCAATTATGAAAATATTGCTCAGAAAGCGACCGTATTGACCACTATGCTCAGTAACCCCAAGATTGCTCCCGTTCTGGCCTTTACCCATTGCGGTATGTTCTCCGACCCGCAGCTTGCCTACCGTATGAGCATGGATTACGCAGAGGAACAGGAGAAAAAGGCCGCTGAACTCGCAAGCAAGCAGAAGGAGGTTAATCCTGATGGAAAAGGAAATCCGCCTGACCCCGGAAGTGGTCAGGAAGATTGAGGAAATCTTGACTACGGGAAAGACCGTTGAGATCGCCGAGCGGCACGAGAAAGTGGTTGTTTGGGCGGTCAGCAGCAAAAAGAAATATGAACAGCCTATCGCATAGGCGGTAGGGACAGCCATTACGGGCTACTGATACCGAAAAGGTATTGGTAGCCCTTTTTCTTTTGGTTTAATCGCCGTAAGGCGTTGAATAGGCAGAGAAGCCTTAAATCACAAAACGGAGAGAACCGTAAACACAAAGGTATAGTGCGGAGATGCACTTTAAAAAGCGCAGAAAGGAACGATTGTATGGCAAAGATTGATGTTTCCACCATTGAGGGCTTTGCGGATATGACCGCAGAGCAGAAAGCGGAAGCCCTCGCAAACTACGAGTTTCCCGACCCTGATTATACCGGCTATGTGAAGAAAGATGTTTTTGACAAGACTGCTTCCGAGCTTGCGTCTTGGAAGAAGAAGCACAATGAGCTGCTTTCTGAGGAAGAACGCAAGAAGCTGGAAAATGAGCAGATGTTCGAGGAAATGAAAAACAAGCTGGCGGGGTTGGAAAAGGAGAAGACCGTTTCCAGTTACAAGGCGAGTTTCGCCGCACAGGGCTATCCTGAGTCGCTGGCGACCGAAGCCGCTACCGCTATGGCGAACGGTGAGATGGATAAGGTCTTTGCCGCACAGAAGAAGTTTCTGGAACAGTATGAAAAAGATGTGAAGGCCAAGGTTCTGAAAGATACCCCCAAGCCCCCTGCCGGTGACAAGGGTGGTGAGATGACCAAGGCTGATTTTCTGAAACTCGACACCAAAGCCCAGTTGGAGTTCATCAAGGAACATTCTGACTGGCAGACAATTTTGAAGTAATTATGGAGGTAAAACATTATGGCTACCTATCTCGGTTTCCCGTTTGACCCTGAGTTGTTTAACTACAACTGGGCAAACGCAAAAGACCCCACTCTGACCGCTATGTTTGAGAGCGGCGCTGTCGCCCCGAACGCAGAGCTGGCACGGCTGATCGCTAACGGCTCTGACTTCTACACCCTGCCCTTCTACAAGGTCATCGGTGGCACTCCTGAGAACTACGATGGCGCAACCGACATCACCCTGACCGACCCCGCTGGCGGCGCTCAGAACGGTATCGTATTCGGTCGTGCCCATGGTTGGAAGGAGAAGGATTTCATCGTTGATTACAACAGCGGTGCCGACCCCATGCAGCAGATCGTGTCTCAGGTGTCCAAGTATTGGCAGAAGCAGCGCCAGTCCATCATGCTGAAAATCCTCAATGCGGTCTTCGGCGTGACCGGCAGCGATGAATTTGCTGATTGGGCGAACCACACTACCGACCTGTCTTCCGCTTCTACCACCGTTGCGGACGCTAACAAGATGGGCGCTACCACCATCGGTGACGCTATCCAGAAGGCCGTAGGCGACAATCAGGACGCTTTCCAGCTTGTGTTTATGCACAGCAAGGTCGCCACGAACATGGCTGGCCTGAAACTGCTGGACTTCCTCAAGTACACGGACGCAAACGGCGTGGAGCGCCCCCTGCGTATCGGCACGGTGAACGGCATGACCGTGATCGTGGACGATGGCTGTCCCACCACCGCAGCGGATACTTCCAAGGCAGCGACCTACACCACCTACGTTCTTGGTTTGGGCGCTATCCAGTACGCTCCCGCCCCCGTGAAGGTTCCTTCCGAGCTGACCCGTGATGCTCTCAAGGGCGGCGGCTATGACGCTCTGGTGACTCGTATTCGTGAAACCATGCACCCCAACGGTTTCAGCTTCACCAAGCCCACCAGCGGCTACACCGCTTCTCCCACGGACGCTCAGCTTGCGGCTACCGCCAACTGGTCTATCGTGGCTGACCCCAAGACCATTGCTCTGGCGAAGATCATCACCAACGGTTAAGGAGGTTCACCATGTTCTATGTTTCTGACGGAAAAGTGTATGTGAGGGAGGGAGATCACTTCCGCAATGTAGGCTTTACCGCAAAGGACAAGGTGATTACTCGGCGTGAACTGGAAAGTACCTCTGTGGTGATGGGTACGGTGGTTGTTGATACCCTCGACAACCCCGTAGCCCTCACCCGTGAGGAAATCATTACCAAGTTCAATCTGTCCGAGGAAAATCCCATCCCCGTTATCAAGAAGTCCCGCAAGAAGTCCGAGGAACCCGCTAAATGACAGGAGGTGGAAAGCATGACGGACGCTGAGAAGTTGAAAATGGTGAAAGCCATGACCGGCGAGACAGACGAGGACACGCTTTCCACCTACCTTTCTATCGCCGGAAACAAGGTGTGCCGCAAGGCATACCCCTTCGACCCCGCCGTGACCGCTGTTCCTGACCAGTACGCTCACATTCAGGTGGAGATCGCCGTGTATCTGCTGAACAAGCGGGGAGCCGAAGGGCAGACCGCTCACAGCGAGAACGGTATCTCCCGCTCCTATGAGGACGGCGATGTGCCGCCTACGCTGCTGAGGGACATTGTTCCCTTTGCCGCTGTGATGGGAGGTTGAGTGCATGAGAACGCTGAACCGCAACAAATCGCCCTTCTGGTATCTGCTGTATGACAGCAAGGCTCCCGCCAAGGACGAGTACGGCAACGAAACCGGCGAGGAACTGGTGGTTTACAAGCCTGCTGTGGCGATGAACGCCAATATCTCGGCGGCGACCGGTTCCGCTCAGGTGGAACAGTTCGGTAATTTCGCAGGGTACGACAAGGTGATCGTCACCGATGACCTGAGCTGCCCCATTGACGAGAATACCGTGCTGTTCATCGACAAGGAGCCGCAGTATGACGAGGACGGGAAACCGCTCTACGATTACATGGTCAAGCGGGTCGCCAAGTCCCTCAACTCCATTTCCTATGCGGTCAGTAAGGTGACGGTATCGTGAGTCAGACGATCAATGTTCCGCTCTCCGGGAGAGGGATTGAGCGGCTGATACGGGAAACCGAAAACCGGAAGAACCGGCTTCAAGAGCGGACTGCGGTCTTTCTCGACCGGGTGGCGCAAGAAGGAATGGAAATTGCTTCTATCAAGTTCTCGCAGGCCGTTTATGACGGCACGAACGATGTTTCCGTGACGGTGGAACCCCGTGGGAACAATGTTCGAGCGGTGGTGGCGACAGGCGGAGCTACCCTGTTCATTGAGTTCGGCACAGGCGTGACCTACCCGGACGATCACCCGGAAGCGGAAGAACTCGGTATGAAGCGTGGTGAATACGGTCAGGGTCACGGCAAGCAGCACTCTTGGGGTTATTACGGCGACCCCGGCACGAACGGAGTGCTGAAAGAAAAGAAAAATGGCGGGTTCGTGGTCATCACCCACGGCAACCCCGCCAATATGCCGATGTACGAAACGGTAAAGGAGCTGCAAGACCGGCTCACGGAAATTGCGAAGGAGGTGTTTTCATGATTGATGTGGAGAGTCAAATCTACACGCCGATTGCGGAAGCCCTGAGAGCGCAGTTTCCCGGTATCTTGGTCAGCGGCGAGTATGTCAATGCCCCTACCCGTTTCCCTTATGTGAGCTTGGTGGAGCAGGATAACTACACCACGGAAGCTCACATGGACAGCGGCGATACGGAGAGGTTCGCTACTCTGATGTACGAGGTGAATGTCTACTCCGATAAGGCAGGCGGTAAGAAATCCGTTTGCCGAAAAATCATGAGGTTTGTGGACGATCTCATGTACGCCAAGAATTTCCGGCGTACTTCTCTGTCCCCGGTTCCCAATTTGGAGAACGCAACAATCTACCGTCTGGTTGCCCGATACAAGGCCGAAACGGACGGAACCACTCTTTATAGGAGGTAAATGAAATGGCTATTTCCACCTACAAGGTTTTTCTGATGAAGAAAGCCGACACTGGCGAACAGTGGAGCAAGCTGATCGACATTAAGGAGTTTCCTGACCTCGGCGGCGAACCCGAAATGCTGGAAACCACCACCCTGAGCGACAATATGCAGACCTACATCGCCGGTATCCAGTCCCTCGATGGTCTGTCCTTTACCGCCAACTACACGCTGGCTGATTTCCAGACCCTCAAGGCTTTGGAAGGCAAGAAGGTCAGCTATGCGGTCTGGTTTGGCGGAACCGAGAGCGATGGCACTGTTACTCCCGATGGCTCTAACGGTAAGTTCTCCTTTGACGGTGAGCTGTCCGTGTATCCCGTGGGCGGCGGCGTGAACGAAGTGGTGAACATGAACATCACCATCGCTCCTTCCACCCCCATCGCTTTCTCCGCAACCTAAGACACCAACAATCGCCGTATTGATAAGGAGGATTTATCATGGCAAAGCAGTTGACGATCAATGACCCCACTACCGGTGTGACCTACACGCTGGAATACACCCGCAAGACCGTTGAAGCGATGGAGAAGAACGGCTTCGTTGCTGCTGATGTGGAGCGCAAGCCTATGACCCTGCTTCCGGCTCTGTTTGCCGGTGCGTTCCTCGCCCATCATCGGTTCGTGAAGCGTGATGTGATCGACAGCATTTACGCTCGTATGAACCACAAGGACGAGCTGATTGCCGCTCTGGTAGAGATGTATAACGACCCCCTGCTGAGTCTGCTGGACGAGCCTGAGCAGGAGGGCAACGAGGGAAACCTGAGCTGGAAGACCGGCTGGTAAGCGACCGATCTTCCAGAAGTGAGGGGGGCGGCGGCGACCATCGCCCCGCTCCCCTTCTCGCTTACACGCCAAAATTTTATGAGGTTTTCCCGTACTATCTTTCCATCGGCATGACCTATGAGCAGTTTTGGGAACAGGACTGTGAATTGGTGAAGTATTACCGAAAGGCGGCGCAGATCAGGCAAGACCTGAGAAATCAAGACGCTTGGCTCCAAGGAGCTTATTTTTACGAAGCGCTTATTGACGCTGCCCCGGTTCTTCGTGCTTTCGCCAAGAAGGGAACCAAGCCCACGCCGTATCGGGAAAGCCCCTATGAGCTGTTCAGTCGGCAGGATAAGAAACAGCAGAAGCAGCTTCAAGAAAAACACGATGACCAAGCCAAGGCATACATGGAAGCCTTTATGGTATCGGTCAATAAGAAATTTCAAGAGAAAGGTGGTGGCGTAAGTGGCTGACAATGTGGAAATTCAGGGGTTGGAGTTTCAGATCGTCAATGACAGTACGCAGGCGGTCACAGGACTTCAAAACCTGATTAACACGCTCAATCGTTTGAAAACCGCTACCAACGGCGGCGCAACGGGTCTGAGCAAGACCGCTCAGGGTATTCGGGAGCTTTCCAATTCTCTGAAAGGCTTGAACAGCGGTGACGCTTCGCAGAAGATCACCCGGCTTACCAATGCGCTGACCGCTCTGAGTCAGGTTGGGAATGTGAAGATTTCTTCCTCCATCGCCAACCAGCTCACGGCAATCAACACCGCTCTCGCTGGCCTGAAATGGACGGACGGCGACAAGCTGACTTCCCTTGCCAACGGTTTACGCCCTCTCTCTGAGTTGGGTAAGGCTAATATGACCACCTTTATCAACCAGCTCTCCAAGCTGCCGAAGGTGATCGAGGATTTGGAAGCGGCGGACATTGATAAGTTCACACAGCAGATGACCGCCCTTGCCGCCGCCATGAAGCCTTTTGCCGATGAAATGCAGAAGGTGTCCAACGGCTTCTCGGCGTTCCCGTCCAAAATCCAAAAGCTGATTACCAGCACGGAGAAATATAACGCTTCTGCCCGTAAAGCAACCTCCACCACCGGGAAGTTCACAAGCGGATTGAAAGCGTTGAATGTCGCTGCTGTTGCAATCACTTTCCGCAAAATCGGTCATTTCATCGCACAGGCGGTCACGGAGTCCAATAAGTATCAAGAAGACCTGAACCTATTTACGGTCGCCTTGGGTCAGTATGCCGCAGAAGCTCAAAACTACGCTGAAAAGGTGTCCGATGTCATGGGTATTGACCCGGCACAGTGGCTCCGCAATCAGGGTGTTTTCAACACGCTGCTGACCGGCTTCGGTGACACGGCTGAACGAGCGCAGCTCATGAGCCAAAACCTGACACAGCTCGGCTACGATATTTCTTCTTTCTTCAATATTTCCATTGAAGACGCTATGCAGAAGTTACAGTCCGGTATTTCCGGTGAGTTGGAACCTCTGCGGCGCTTGGGCTACGATTTGTCGCAGGCACGGTTGGAGCAGACCGCTTTGAACCTTGGTATCAAGGAAAGCGTTGCCAACATGACGCAGGCAGAAAAGGCCGAGCTGAGATACTACGCCATTATGACTCAGGTGACAACCGCTCAGGGTGATATGGCGAGAACGCTGGAAGCTCCTGCAAACCAGCTTCGTATCTTGCAGGCACAGCTTACACAGGCCGCACGAGCGATCGGTAACATCTTCATTCCCGCACTGAACGCAATTCTTCCCTATGCAATCGCTGTTGTTCAGGTCATTCGAGAAATCGCCAATGCCCTTGCCAACCTTGCGGGTTTCAAGTTGACGGAGGTGGACTATTCAGGAGTGAATAGCGCTGCTGTCGGCGCTGGGTCTTTGGCTGATAATCTCGATGACGCTGCCGGTGCTGCTAAGAAGTTGAAGCAGTACACCGCAGGCTTTGACGAGCTGAATGTCTTTGCTCCCAACACGGGAAGCGGTTCCGGGGCGGGTGCTGGTGGCGCAGGCGGATTTGATTTCGATTTGCCCACCTACGATTTCCTTGGTGACGCTGTGCAGACCCGCATTGGTGAAATCAAGAAGATGATTGAGGACACTCTCGCAGAGATCACTACGATTGTTTCCGGCTTTATGCTGGCGGTAGGTGCAATTCTGGTCGTAACCGGCGTGAATATTCCGCTGGGTGTCGGCCTGATGGCGGCAGGTGCGGTCGGCCTTGCGGCTACCGTTGGACTGAATTGGACTGCTATGAGTAGCGAACTGGCAAGTACGCTGGCTCTCATTACAGGTGTTGTCGGCGGCTTCCTGCTGGCTCTTGGCGCAATTATGGCGTTCTCAGGGGCGAACCTTCCTCTTGGTATCGCTTTGATGGCCTTGGGCGGGGCAAGTCTTGTGTCTGCCGCTGTTATCAACTGGCATAACAGTGACCGACACCTCACTGACGCTTTGACCACCTTAACGGGAGTTCTGGCGGGTGCTTCTCTGGCTGTCGGCGCTATGTTGGCCTTTACCGGGGTCGCAACCGGGCTGGGTATTGCGCTGATGGCTGTTGGTGCTGTCACGCTTGTATCTGCCGCAGCTCTGAACTGGAACAGTATCTCGGACGCTCTGGCTTCTCCCTTGTCCAGAGTAGGATTGCTGGTCAGCGGAGCAACCTTGGCTCTCGGCGCTATCCTCGCTTTCTCCGGATGTATGCCCCTCGGTATTGCGCTGATGGCGATTGGTGCTACTTCTCTGGTTTCCGTAATGGCTCTCAACTGGAATGGCCTGAGCGATGAAATCCAGAATGTGATTGCCATTATTACCACGGTCGTATCTGTGGCGTTCCTCGCTATTGGTGCGGCACTGGTGTTCTCCGGGGCGAATATCCTGTTGGGTCTGGCTCTGCTGGCGGCGGGTGCGGTCACAATGGGTACGGCTATCATGCCGAACTGGAATGATCTCTCCGACAATGTTCAGCAGAAGATCAGCATGATTACCACCGTTGTCGGCGGCGCTCTCTTGGCGGTCGGCGCTATCCTTGCTCTAAGCGGAGTCGCCCTTCCTCTCGGTCTTGGCCTGATGGCGGCTGGCGCATTGAGTCTTGGCGCTGTTGCTACCCTGAATTGGGATTTTGTTGTGAATTCCATTAAGAAAGTCGTATCGGTCATCACGGGTATTCTCAGCGGCGCATTGATCGTTCTCGGTGTTCTTCTGTGCCTGAGCGGTGCGGGTGTTGGTCTTGGTCTTGCGGTACTGGCGGCGGGTCTGTCCCTGTCGTATGCGGCATGGACGCTGGACGATAACCCCATTACTCGCTTTGTGCGACAGATGGCGAACTCCATCATTGGACTTGTGAACGGTGTCATTGACGCAATCAATGATATGTTCCACATCCACTTCAACGGTCTGTCTGTCATGGATATCACGCTTATTCCGGCGTTTGATATTCGATTGGTGGATATTCCGCATATTCCGTTCTTTGAAGACGGCGGTTTCCCGAATGAAGGACAGCTCTTTATCGCCCGTGAAGCGGGTGCGGAAATGGTCGGTGCGATGGGGCGCAGGACGGCGGTTGCCAACAATGACCAGATCGTTGAAGGTATTTCCGCTGGCGTGTCCGTTGCCAATGACGGCGTGATCGCCGCTATCTACGCTCTGCTGAATGTCGTGGAGGAAAAGGATATGTCCGTTGTCATTGGCGACAATGAGATCGGTCATTCCTACGACCGCTACAAGGAGAAGCGTGGTCGGCAAGTATCTACTGGCGTGTTCGCCAATGCCTACTAAGGAGGGCTGAGGAAATGCAAAGTTTCATTACAATCAATGGCACAAAGTTTCCTCAGCCCCGCAGGGGCTTAGAGCTGCTGTCTGCCACTATCGTAGACTCCGCCAGAAATGCCAACGGCGTTGTGGTAGGTCAGAAGGTCGGCAGAGATCAACAGAAGCTCAACAACCTCTTTTGGGGCTACTTGACAGCGGAACAGTGGTCTGCCATGTTGCAGATTTTTGACAAGAACTTCTTTGTGACGGTCACTTATCCTGATATGGTGAACAACCGCTGGACAACCCGAAAGATGTACCCCGGCGACCGCACGGCGACCCCGTACCATCTTGACCCGAACACGGGGCTTCCTGCGGACTACATCAACTGCAAAGTCAACATCATTGACTGCGGCGAACCGTTCTAAGGAGGTGTAGCCGTGAAACAGGTAAGCAACGCTTACAAGCTGTCGATGAAGTCTTTGCTTCGTGAGCAGTCCTTTGTAGAGATCACCTTCTCTCAGGTGGACACGGCAGCGGCAACAGACGGTAATTGGGTCAGCAACGGGGCGCAGAGCTATTCTGAGTTCGACACGCTGGACTACGGATATGATTATCAGGAGTCCTATGCGGCGTTAGAGCTGAACCGGTGGGCGCTGGACGGAAATACGGTCATCGTTCCTTCTTCCGGGACGATGTATGACGGCTTTGTTTCGAGCCACATGAGTAATGCTGAGGGCAAGTTCACCACCCCTGCGGTGCTGACTCGTGCTTTCAGCAATCCGCATACCTTCCCCGGCATCACCCTGACTTTTGACACTCGCTATCAGGAATGGCCTGACACCGTGACGGTTGATTTCTACCTGAATGGGACGGTACTGGAAAGTCTGACCCTTCCCGTAGAGGGAACAGAGTTGGTCATCAACACGAAGGTCGCTTCTTGTGACAAGATCGTGTTGATAATGGGGAACACCCTTCCGTACCGCCGACCTCGGTTGCAACAGGTTCTCTACGGTGTGCAGAAGAAATTTGGAAATGATGACATTGTTTCCATTAAGGAGTCTCATGATGTAGACCCGCTCTCCCGCAGACTGCCGCAGGAAACCATGCAGTTCGTTCTTTTGGATTACGAACACAATTATGACCCGGATAACCCGAAAGGCATTTATGCCTATCTGGATAAGAAGTCACCGATTTCTCTCCGATACGGTTATATGCTTCCCACGGGCAAGGTCGAGTGGCTGAAAGCGGACAAATATGTGCTGAACAGCAAACCGAAAGCCGCCAAAAATCAGGCCACCTTCACAGGGACAGGTCTGGTTGGAAGTCTGACCGGAACCTTCTACAAGAGCAAGCTCGGTTCCAAAAACTTCTACGACATGGCTGAGGAAGTGCTTTTGGACGCAGACCTGACGCTGACAGCGCAGGGTACGCACCCATGGGTGATTGACCCAACCTTGAAGCAGATGTTCACTACGGCGGCGCTCCCCATTGACTCGCACATGAACTGTCTGCAACTGATCGCTCATGCCTGCCGCTGCCGCCTGTTTACAGACGATGACAATATCATTCACATCAAGCCTTTTGGCGTGACTGTGGTTGGTATTTACAGCGGCGTATGGGCAGATAACGGTCATCTGTGGTACAGCGAGTGGGACACTGTTGACCGTGGCAATAAGGTCGGTAACACCTATGCGGCGTTGGAACTGAACCGCTGGACACTGGACGGTGGAGATCAGGTCATTGTCGAAGACACCGACCCCTCCGGTCGAGGGTTTATCAGTGAAGCGATGACTGCGGCAGATGGCACTTATACCACGAAGCCGACCTTCACCAAGACCTTTGATGTTTCTCACGATCTTCCCGTGCTGGCGCTCCGTTTTGATACTCCCTTGGACGAATACCCCACCTCTATTCAGGTGAAGTATTACGCCGGGACGAAGCTGTTGGACACGCAGACCGTGACGGGTATCGCTTCTGCGGAGGTGTTTGTCAACAGCGAAGCGGCGATTGACTGTACCAAGATCGAGGTCACGATGAACGGTGGCCTGCCGTACCGCCGTATGCGGGTGAGCAAGCTCTACTACCGTGAAACGGACTTCACGCTGGATTTTGACTCGATTGACAAGGACTCCCAATCCATCGCAAAGATCGACCAGCTTAAAGCGGTATCTGTCGCCAAGTATGCGTACACGGCGGCAAACGATACCACCAAACTTTTCGAGGGAACGACCACCGAAACTCAGCTTCATGTCGAGTTCTCTGGTCTTGCACAAGATGTTTCTATCTCTGTTTCTGGCGGTTCGTTGGTATCCTCCAACATTTACGCCAGAGCTGCGGATTTGGTGTTATCCTCCGGCACTAAAACCGTAGTCATTACCGGCAAAACTCTGTCTGAGAACTCGGTGGTCGTTTCCTATCCCGTGGCTCTCGATGGAGAAATCGACAAGGAGGAAAACCCCCTTATCACCAATGATACGATGTGCGCCGCTCTTGCCGATCAGGTGAAAAAGTATCTGCAAATGAGAAACACCTATCAGACAAAGTACCGTGGCAATCCTGAGTTGGAAGTGGGCGATGTGATTGGCTTGCAGACGCTCTACACCGATGAAATGGACGCATTGATCTTGGTGGACGAGATCACATTTAACGGCTCTCTGAGCGGAAAGTTGAAGGTGAAAGGTCTGATATGAGTATTATTGATAATCTCGTCTACGACCGCACACAGGCCGATGTAGACAGGGTTTTTACCCTGAAAAACAAAATCCTCACGGAAGGGCTTTCGAGCCTTTCCGCTGAGGAAAAGACCGAGTACATGGCTGGTATGAAGGGTGCTTACAATTACGGGGACATGAACCGTGTAGGGCAGGCGGTAGCCTATATCGCTAACCGCATGACTTCTCTCCCCGGACAGTTGGCGGCATACCGAGCGGAGAAAGGAGTCGCTGATGACCCGATCTACCATGTTCCGTATGACCCTTCCTCGGTGGTGGTTGCGGCAAAGACGAATTGGGCAATGGGTGATACGCCCACCCAATCTCTCGTGAAAGCCTACTTGAACAACCTGACGGTTCTCCGAAAGC